CTCCGGTATGGCCCCGCCTTCTTTGAGCCAGTCGCGCATAAGCTTCCACATCTCCGCCCGCTTATTAAGGCATCCCGGATCACTGGATTCTCCAGCAAACCAGACAAGCCGCCACCTTCGTTTAAGAACCTTGCCAGCCGAGACAATCCCCGTTCCATATCCCGCATCGATAAATACTGCATCGGCCTTTTCCTCATCCTCGATTTGCGCGATAATGTTTGCTACATCAAAGTCATTGTCGTTTTTGGCCATCGTGCGCAGGATCTTGAAGGCCAAACCCTGCCTCATGCCAATGACAAGTTCATCATCGCCTTCCCAGGCCGGATCAACGGTAAGGATTTTGGGGGCGAAGTTGTATTGGGATTCGCTCAAGAAGCGTCCGAAAGCCGCATCCACATCGGCAACGGATATGAACTGCTTGGCGCTCATCGACGGGAACATGCCGCGCACGCGGACCTTGAAAAAGTCGGAGTCCTCGCCGTAGTCTTCGGCCCATTGCTGTATCTGGGCCTTGTTGGTCATGGCGCAGGTCCGGGAATCTACCTGTCTGGACTTCCAACGATTGCGGGTTTTACCCGTAAAGCAGTTTTTAAACCGGCCCGTGTTCCTCGTCGGATTTCCGAACACACACCAGATGATCTGAGTTCCGGCATCGGTCAGGGCGCCCTCCGAGACTTCCCAAATTAGGTCGGGAATGGCGCTGGCCTCATCAAATATGAGAAGGACCCGCTTGCCCTGGTTGTGAAGGCCGGCGAAGGCCTCCGTATTCCTCTCGCTCCATGGGATCTGATCGACCTTCCAGGTTTCCTCATGCTCTTTTTTGCCACTTTTAAGGCTTGTGGCGTGCAGAGCAAAATCGCTCTTGTCCTTTAAGAGCCGATACCACTTGGAAACCTCGCTCCACGTCTTGCTTTTAAGCTGGCTTTGTGTGTTCGCCGTGACCACGCCTTTGGTCTCTGCGGTCAGTGTTGCCCACAGCATTAGCCACGCAACAAGTGTGGACTTGCCTATGCCGTGTCCGGAGGCCGTAGCCTCTCGGATCACTACGCCATCGCTTCCGGCCGCTTGGAGTTGCTCCCCTATTGACTCAAGGGATTCGCGCTGCCACGTGTCCGGACCCGTGCGGTCTTTAAGCTCCCCCTCGCCCCACGGGAACGCATCAAGCACCCACGCATACGGGTCAACGGCGTACTGTTCGCGTTTTAAAATTCGCAGGTAACGCTCACCCAGTTCGGTAAACCACCGCATTTTGTCAATCGTCGACGGCATGGGTAATGTGGAAGTGGCCGCACACGGAACATTCATATTTTCTCAAAAACTCCCGGCAACCTTCTTTTGTTCGGCGGTCAATAAACGCATTCGCCTGCCAAGCGTCCAGCCTGGTTTTCGACAGTCACATATGCCATAGCTGATGGCGCGACATGCCGAAGGTGCGTTTCACAACCGGCTAATCCGTGACTACTGGTTCGCCGGGAACCTCTGTCGCCGAAGGTGTAACGTAAGTTGCGGCAGGGCCGGTCCCTACGGAATTGGTAGCGGTTACTTCAACGATTTGGCCGGGGATAAGGCCGGTCACTTCGACTACATTTACTCCAGGTACTATCGAGATTTTCAAAGTGTTCTCCTTTTTATGTGACAATCGGTTTTTCAGGCGCGACATTATTCCCATCGTTTTTCCCCACATGGTATCCGCCTATGTATCCGACCAGGCCGGACACCGCCGCAGCGGTTACGCCCGCGATCCCCAGTGCCGCTTTGATAACCTCGGGATCTTTGGACACCACAATCGTTGCAAAAGCGAGTACCAAAGCCATCGCGCCCAGTAAGATAATTCCGATAATTCCAAGGTCTGATCCTCTCATTTCATTTTTCCGCCTGCTCATCGTTGCTAAGAGCCTCGATGAAATCAGCCACATTGATCCCGGCTATCTCGGATATGCCGTGCTTTGCCAGCACCGCGCACAGACCCGGAATAGCTGGAGTAAGAGCGTCCAGAAGTTCTATGGAGATTGGAAGTTCTTCCTGCATCACCATTAGCACCGCCTGTGCCCCGGCTGTTCTCGCCAAGAGGTTTACAAGGCTCATTGTTTCCCCACTGTGACGTTAGTAGTTGCTGCCTTGGGTTGAAACAAAGACGAAAACCAGGTGATCAAACCCGCATTAGCACTCGACGCCGCCGCCGCATTAAATACGGCTTGGCCCGGGGCGGGTGCGCTGGCCGAAACAGCCGGAAGCGGGGTTACCGCTTTTGCCGTCTTCTCGCCCGTACCTGGGTCAACTTGCGTCTCTATCAAAAAAGATTGAGCTGTCTTGGCGTCCGTACCAAAAACACCGTCTTTATCCACCAAGTGAACAGTACCTACAACATGGTTGGGCGACAGGTTGGAATAGACGGCCTCGTCAACGTGGTATGAGGCGCAACCGGCCGAGCAAAACATCACTATTGCGACGACACACACCGCTCTCGGGCGCACGGAACCGGATTTCATTTTTTGCTCCTTTAGCTGGCTGCGGCAACCGCCGACTGTACGGCGCCGATTGCCTGGCTGACTGCCGCCTGTGCGGACGATACCGCCACAGCACTCGGTGAGGTGGAGGCTGCGCCAACCGCCTGAGCGGCAGAGGTGACCGCTACCAAGGCGTTAATCGCGGCATTTGCAGCCGGCACATATTTTGCGGCCTGGGGAATGACAGATGCTACGGCCAGGATTGCCGGGGCCGCCTGCTGGACGCCTGCCAGGAACTTAGCCGAATCGGCTTGAAAAGCTGCGATATCGGTTTGTGCGGTAGAGGACCAAACGCCCAGGCTCGAACATGCCGAAACGAGTCCGATACAAACAAGCATGGTCGTCACATAAAGCAGTGATTTGATTCTCATGTTATTCCTTCCATCCACAGATTGATTCGATTTGTAAACTGATTGTGTGGGAAAACTTGTTCGGCATTTTGTGGAAGTCCGGTTGTCCCTGACTGCCGTATGCCTGAACCTTTACAGGGAAATTTTCGGGAAAACTGGCGAGTGCAATATCAACCGCTTCCCCTAGCTTCATTACGATTGACTGCTCTGGTTCGGCACATTTGATCTTTCCAAACTCATCGGCATAATATGACCGAAGTGCCCCCGCCTTCCCCTGTGCTGTTACGTTCCAGCTCATCGTTCTCTCCTCCTAAAATAGTAAGATTCGTTGTTTTAGTTTTCGCATCCATCGGAAATGGCCTCCAGGTCAACCCTCGCGGCTATGCTTTCGATAAACTCCCGTGGATTTCCTTCACCATCCCATATGTTTCGAGCTGTACGGCCTCTATCCGTTGCATCCTGGCATCGCCATCGGCAAAGCGCTTCGCTTGTTCAGCCTTACATTCCTTGCATTCGCTTTTTAAGACGAACTTTTCCCGCATGTAAATCAAATTTGCGAACCAGCCGACGATAGCGCCAAACACACCATGGCTGCCCGATGTTGCTAGGGATTCCATGTCCATTAATATTTGGCCTTGAATGCGTCAGAGAGTTCGAACTGATCGAATTGCTCCACGTCTCCGCAGATATCGCAGGGCAATTCGTCGCTTTCCTTTTTCTTGTGCTTGCACTTTTCACAGTCCTTATCCATTCCAGACCCCCTGCCACACAAGGATTTCACGTTCACGCCGAGCCGCAAGCCCTCTTGATACCACCCCGCCTACATGGTCCCAGCGCCTCATCTGATCGGGCACTTGCCCGTATTCGTTTTGATTTAACAGCCGAACAAGAGTCGATCCGGCAAACGCTCCCGCGCCGACGTTGAAAACGAACAGCGTCAGCGCATCGAATTCGTACTGGCTCAAGGGCGCCGCTATATTCCGGCTTACAGCCCCAGCCGCGGCCTCGCAGTCCTGGAGGCAGAGCGTGTTCGCCTGGTCCTGCGTGATGCCGTTTTTGTACTCGACAAACTGACCACCGACCAGGATCTTGCCGGACATGAGCTCTGACTGGGTGAGTTTGTGTCCGATGCCGATGGTTCTCAGATTGTGCTCGTCGAGGTAGAAGGTGAGCCTGCAGCCTTCGTTTTCGCTTTGTGCGAGGAACTTTGGTACTAATTTCGAGGGTTTCACCTTTTCTTCACCTCATCAGGATGCGCTACAATCGATTATCTCAGTCCTGCCCGTGTTCGGGTGCGGGTGTTTTTAGCCCTAATTTCGTGATCATGGCCTCATATTCTGCTTTCACCTGATCGTCAGTGAGATTGGCTACGCGGATCGGACCGCCATCCGGGCCGGACATCCGCCTACTCTCGGTTGCAAACTCAGGTCTTCGCCCTTTGATTAAAAACATC